CGAGCAAACCTGTTGGTTAATCCAGCAGGATGGGATTCGACAATTGTGCCAGGCGTTTATATCCCTTACTGGCTAGCTTAAGAGAGAAACATGACAACTGAAACGCCCGCATTTTACGATGCAACAAACGCAGTGATTCGTCCCATGGATGCTGGAGCGACGATACCGAACACCGCGATTCCCGTTTCCGCTGCATTGGGAAACGTTATCCAGAATCTTAGCGACGGCCTTTACGTTGGTAGCTATCAGGGAACCGCATTGTATGTGAATTCCTCTACGGGTTCGGACTCGAATGCAGGAACTGAGGGTTCACCATTTCTTACCATCGGTGGCGCGTTAACGCACTTGCAATCTCTGTTCTTGAGTAATCAATTTGTAGGGCAAGCAACGATTGCTCTGGCATGTGGACACAGTTATCCATGGACCGCAGACTTCAACCTCTACGGCGGGTCGATCGATTTTACGTTCTATGGTGATCCGACGTACGGTGATTACAACTCAGCACTGGTTAATGGGACGACTCACGGATGGTTCATGTCAAATCTTGAACGTCCTATAATTACGCCCACGACCTACACTGGTACATCCGGTCAGTATCAGATGTACGGCATCAACATCCTGGGTGGATCAGTATCATTGAATGGCGTGCAGATTAATCTACCGGCTGCTCCTGTTTCACCCGGGATCACGAACTACGGTGGTTACTGCGACTTCATCCGCTCCGCTATTGGTGCCACACAGGTAGGGGTCTATACCTCGGGAACTGTGGTAAACATGACTGACGTCACTGCCTTCTGGGGATTCTTAGGATGCTTTAGTCGCTCGTTTGTGAACCTAGGTCAACTCGCTACGCAATTCCAGATCAACGGGATTGTAATGTCGGCAGCAAATAGTCCGAGCTCCACCCAGTTGCAACAACGTCAGTACTTCATCAAGTTCATCCAGGACTATGCGACTAACAACCAGAACGTCCTTTGGTTGTCGACTACGGCAACCAATTCCTCGACGGGTTCAGGGATGATTCAATGTTCGTGGTCAGACGGAGAGTCCTTGACGGTTACCGGTAGTGAAGTAACACTGGCAACGTTCCCCATTTCGTTCCAACCCAGCTATGGTTTGATCAACTACATCCTGAATCTGACCACAAACTCTAGCGGTCTGCCGCTGAATTTCCTTAATACGCGACTGTCCTGATTACCCATAGAGGTTTAAATGTCTTCAGTAACTCCAGAAACAACACCCCTATTTCTCATCACCAACGCAGGCCTGGCAGCTGCTTCAGTAGCAATGCCTGAAGGTCCTTACATCCACATAGTTGGATTCCAGATTGGCTCCGGGTACGGCTACACTCCGACATCTAGCCAAACAAGTATTCAGGGGACACTTCTTTACTCTGCGTCGCCTACAAGTTATCAATCGATTGGTAACAACACGTTAGATATTCTCTGTGAGATTCCGCCGACAGCAGGACCCTTCCAATTCGGTGAAGTCGCATTGTTCTTAGCAGATGCGGATGGGAATTTCAGCTCGTCTTCGGTGATGTTTTGTATCGCAGTATTCGAGACTCCGCAGACGAAGTTTTCATCGTTGGGAACGAACGTTGTCTCGTCCTATGATCTGAACTGTCTACTGAAACTTCAACAGTCGACTGCAGTATTTCAGATTTCGGATGCAACTGTACCTCCCGCTATCTACAATATCTTTCAATGGTCGGATGTATACCCACCAGACATTTCGGCAAATCCGAGTATTCCTCAATACCTGGTAAAGGAATTGAATTCGTTTGGTGATGCATCGATACTAGCGAATGCGACGGTGGATAACTGGTCAATTGAATCTTCCTCGTACGCACGCTACTATGGTCCACAAAGCGTCGCTACGATGCCCGTTGTAAATTCGTCTACCACGTGGATACAGATTGCTTCGTCCTACTTCTTTGCCAATGCGGTAACTGAAGGGGCGCACAACAGGAGATTCCTGGTACAGACAGCAACAGGGTTCTGGCGTTCGGTTAGTAGCATCGTGGTATCGGGTTCCAATCTGCAGTTGAATCTTAACTGTACGAACGATGGGACATATAATAACTCGCCGCTGCCCTCAGCCCCCACCGTTGGATCAGAAGTGCAAGTGTATTGCGATCTTGATGGTATTGGTCAACCGATCTATTACTCGCAGCTGTTGGGTACGCCTCCAGCACCTCCTGTTGCAACCCCTGGAACACCAGGTCTTGCTTATGGTGGAGCAGGTACGTACATGCCAGGCGGTGGAGCAATCAATGCATATGGACTGCTTCAATCACCATCGACCTTGAGTGGTCGACCCCTGACGTCTGCTGATGACTTGAATAACATAGCACTACCCTCTGGCTTATACAACGCAACTACTGCATCGCCTCCAGCGAACATGCCGTTTAGCTGGGATGCCATGATATGGATTCACAATCTTGGCAACGGAACTTCAAGCTCAAACGGAGCAGACATAACACAGCTGGCTTTTCCGTGGGACACTGGTGGCGGACCAAATCAGAGTGGCTTGGGTGGATATCCTATGTACTTCCGTCAAGGTTCTAACTCAGGTGCTAACTGGACTAATTGGATGCCGCTGGCTACGGTTGGTCGTAAGTCTTTGCAGTCTGCAAACTTTGAGTCGCAATACACTTCGACAAACTTTATACCAGCTGGTGGTTCCACACATAACATCGGGCCACTGACGTTCACTCCCGCAACTTATGGGCAGGTGATGGGCATCATCATAAAGAATAATGCGTCGTCCAATGGAACATCCGCGTCCTCTGCCGTTAGTGTTACTTCGTCTACGTTGGGTGCGACAACAGATAGTGACCATACCCAATTATCGACGCAGCAAATTGCTGTACAGCAAGTGGCACCTGGTGACACCGTAACCATAGCTGGATCGATCGTACAGGATGCAGGAGGAGGTGGACCCCAGATGGGTATCAAGTTGACGTATGTCTTCATTCCTCAGTGGTAATTCCGAACATTGAAGATGGAAAAGGCCACCATGGTTTCATTCATGGTGGCCTTTATCTTGCCCATTAGATACCGGTTAAGGTCGAGGTGAATGCCAGGATGACATTCGCCACTTCAGTTGTACTAGTGTTTGTCAGGACAAACGAAGTGAACGATTGATCGATGATAAACAATTGGTTCACGGTGATCGTTATAGCGATCGACCCATTGTTCAACGTCAGTTGTACCGGGCTATCAGTCGAGACTAGTAACGCAGTACAGGATTGACCTGGTGAGTACGATCCACTTGTAGCAATCGTCAGATTCTGTACACTCTCATTAGTCGTCGGGTAATAACCGTTCACTAATCCCCGATGTCGAATCAGGTGGTTGACACCTTCCTGGATATCTACCTTGAACTTCAGGCTTAATGTCGAGGCATTGGGTACGGAGATGATACAGTCTCCGCACGTCCCTATAACTTCGCTACTCATTGCCTTACTCCTTAGATTTGAACAGGTTGATCTGTTGAGAACACCCGCCAGTTCTCTGTAGACCAATATGCAGGAACGCCCGTCCCATGACCTGCAGCTTCACCAACTTTCCGTCCATTGGTAACAAAAATCATCGACCCGTTAATTGTTCCCGTAGGAAGATCTGCGAATGCGTAAGAGATTGGTGATACTCCGATAACGCTTAACGTGCCATCGCCTGCTATAGTTACATTCGTCCCTTGCTTGACCCCACCAATCACGGATGCTGTTGCAGGAGCGATCGAAAGGGATCCCGATGTCACGGATAACCCAGACGTAGTGCTGACTTTAACACCACCTAGAACTGTTGGTGATGCAGTGGGCAATGTATATGGAGCAGGGATATTATCAAGATCAGAATACGATCCGCTTGTCGCCACCAAAGCAAGAACAGGAGCACCAGTCAAGGACGAATAGAGACCGGTTGTTGCTACAGGTGCAAGCGTGGGTGTATCGATGAGATTGTTATAGCTTCCTGTCGTTGCTACTGTAGCAAGAGTAGGAACGCCCGTCAAAGATGAATATGATCCCGTTGTTGCCACGGCGGCTAACTGAGGCTTGTTCAGGATCTGAGATAATCCCGAACTTGAATTCCAATCGGCGTTTACCGGTGCTGTCGGAATAACAGGAAGATTTGTTAGACTGTTATAGCTACCAGTCGTTGCAACGGCCGCCAGGTTAGGAAGATTTATAAGGTTGAAGTAATTACCTGTTTGCGCGACCGTAGCTAAACCTGACAGCGAAGATGCAGTGAGGACGACTGCCCCCGTCTGACCATTCACCGAGGTGACTACAGAAGTAACAGGCGTTGATGTCGAGACCTGAACAATCCAGATGAGGTTGACTGCAACCTGAGTAGTGCCCGGATTCGTCACCTGAAAAGTATCAACTGTGTCATCGATCGTTGTCTGTTGATTGACGTTCAAACTTATGTATGCGGGATTACTTCCCTTCTGCGCGGTAAGAACCACAGTGGCTTGTGGGTTCACAGTGATCTGCGAGAAGCCGGCAGGCGAGCTGAACTGCGACCCAGCTGACCCACTAGGTTGTAGCAACAGGGTTTGCGTTATAGTCTGTCCAGCCTGGTACAGCGAGGAAATATTCTCCGCTATGCCCGCCGGCGTATTCTGTGTTCCGACCTGTGTGTTGACTACCAGACTCGAACTCATTATCTCAACTCCTTCTTTATACTTCATCACTATGCCTCAGATATGATGAAATTGATAAAGCAGAAGATGGAAAAGGCCACCTCATGGATGGCCCAAGTGTTATTTCAACCCGTTTATTTCCCTCATCCTCTGTTCCTTTGAGTAGTCATCCCGACACTCTGAGGAGCAGAATAGCAAAGAGGTGCCAACGTTGTCTTCACAGTAATAGCAGACTCCGGTAGGCAGTAATGATTTCTTGGTCTTGTCTCTAATGTTCTTTATCCTGGCGTTGAATTGAATCTCGGTTTCAGTTTGTGCAAGGTCTAGTGGATCCATCTTAGTGCTCTCTCAAATATTAAAGGTGGTTCATTCAAAGTCCGAAGGTGAACCACGCCTTAAAATTATCTCTTCGATTTGCGTTTGCGCAGGAACTTCAGGTAATCTGCACCTGCGTGCGTATCCCAGAAGGGCTTGACCTTGTCTACAGGATTTGCTGTTGGATCCAGGATGAGAGTAACCGAAGGAGCGAATCGCATAGGCATAAAACGATGCGTGTCTGCGTAGTCATCAACCATCTTGTAACCAGAGACCCGGAAGAGGTGAGAGATCCATGGGTCATCTGCATGTGCATGCATTGCATAGGCATCGATATGGCGGTGACCAGCCAACAGGATGTGATCTCTTAAACCGAACGCAAGCTCACGACGTAGCGAGTGGGCAGCATTATAGATAGAGTTACCGGGGAAGTCGTGTCGTGCATGAATACGAATAGGATCTCCAGAAGGGAATTTGAGATTCAAACGTACTCCGTGTGGCTGAGCAATCACTAGTTGGTCTTCTAATGCCCAGTCAAGGAGATTCTGTCCATCGTTCCACAGGTCATGGTTACCCGAGACTACAAACATATTGGGACGATCTTTCAGTACCCAGTTGATGAGCTTACGTGCATGGGCTCTGGTTGTTACCTGATCTCCATACTTGAACTGCAGACGACCAATCCAGTTGTTGGTTATATCACCAAGGTGGCCTAAGAACATGGCCTCGGTTTTGCATGCGATATCAAGATCAGATTCGAGACGAACGATATCGCATGAATCATCATCTACGTGCGGGTCTCCTAGGACGATCAAACCAACCGGACCATCAATCGATACATTAACATCTATAAGGTGGTTATAGTTCTGAGCAGCAATCTTTCGTCTTGCGAGTTCCTTCTTTGAAGAGATGATCTCGTCTATAGTCAGATCACCCAGAGGTGGTTCCTGTTCAATAGACATACCTTTCGACTGTGTAGTCTGGGGCTTCTCATTCCTGTCGAGTATACCTCGATCGATCGATATTCGACAACGCTTCTTAAAGGCTTGCTTTGATATACCGCAAAGAGTGTAACCGTTGTTACCCAACTTGCGGTAAGCTTCTGCCGTCTGTTGAGCTAATGCATCTGACAATCGGGGAGTAGGCATGTGGTGAGACTCCAGTGTTAGGAATCCGACAGAGGTGGTTGTACGTTATATTCAAGACTCGATAAAATTAACTACCAGTACCCCTTATTTACCTATCTTACCCTTGACGTCTTCCAGTACTTTCTTACGCTCAGGGCTCAGGTTCTTCCCTGCTCTGTTGATATAAAAATTCAACGAAGATGATGCCTTACCCGTATCACCCTTATGACTCTTCTTCAACCACGAGGCAATCTCATCTGCGGATCCCTCCTTGAACAAACCTTCAGGTGGGTGCTTCTTGGTCTTGACATCTGAACTCCATTTATCGGCCACCATGATATGCTTGAATGCACTATCAAGGATTGACGTAGCGTATGCAGAGTTCGATATCGGGTTGACTTCCTCAAAGTTGTTATCGAGTGAGTCCGATGTCGAATCACCCTTTACCTTCTTTGGGGCTATAGGAGTCTCTTCCAGGTTGTTGATCGCGGTAGAACCAGCTTCAGTCTCCTCAGGTTCTTCCACACTAGACATTCTTTGGTTGGGATCCTGCACCGAGTTCAGAATGGAAGCCTGAGCCAACCTGTTTCCAATCTTCATTAGAGAGCCCATTGTAACCCTTGCATTCAACTTCGGTGGGTTATCAACAAATTGAGGATCCTGCTCTGGATCCTTTTGACGATTGTCCGGTACTTCCTTCAAGAGGTTTACCATACCATCATCCTTGTTGTGACCAGGTGGCAAAGCATAAATCGACTGCTCATTCATTGCCCGGATACTACTAGTCGTTGTCGTCGAGTCAGATGTCGAAGTATCAGAAGTATCAGTTGATGTCTCCTGATCCCCGTACTGATTCTTCAAAGCTTCCTTGGATTGGTGCAGACGTTCCTTGTCTGCACCCTGCAGATTACGACCATTGCGATTGATATAGGAATCGAGTTTCTTCTCAGCAGTTCCATAGTCAGGCGAATGATTCTTGACTATCTGCGCTATACCCGACGGACTTTTGTCGAACGTACCCTTGGGTAGAACCTGACCGGGCTTCCTCGGCTTATGGATTTGTTTGTCCTCCATCTCATGTTGCCAATTCATGTTCGGGTTATTATTGCTTGGGTTGTTACTCCCAATGCTATCATCGGCTTCTATCAACTGAGCCTTAATCATGTCCGCGATAATCATCTCATTCACTCTCTTATCAGGTCCCCGTTTTATCAATCTTGATCTTCTGACACTCTTTGTACATGCTGATGATATGTACGGTATAGTCCTTCAGAGTCTCCTGATCTCCCATGCTAGGAACATCCGGACACCCTGAGGATCGGGTAGCACATGAGGCGAGTAGCAGGGTGAATATCGCTATAACTGATCTCATTTGTTCTTCCCCTTCACTACTGCGTTGATCTGTTGACGATCCTTTTCGGTCGCACCTTTGGTGACTTCCGTGACTGCGGTCTGTGCAGCAGAGGCAGCCTTCTTCATGGTCTCCAACTCGGCTTCGCGAACATGAACCTGTTGCTTCTGGGTCAGCTGAACATTACCCACTATGTCTTTGAGTTGATGGATAAGTTCAGTCTGTTCCTCTATGCGACCAGTCTGCTCCGTCGTCATATCCTTGGCTTCCACCAGACGTGCGTCGCACTCCGCTGCCATGCGTTGTCTCTGTTCCGCCAGTTGGGCATACAGAGTAGCGCGTTCATTCCTGTCCCCGATATTTTTCAGAGAGTATCCGAGAGCAAACATGCCAACGGTAAGGATTATTCCTATAGCATTTCTACGGAGTAACTCAGTTATGACTTCAGCGAGGACTGTAATTCGGGTACGTAGATTCGGTTTCTTTTCCTGCATCTGATTCTCCTCGATTCAACTTCAATTCTTGTGGTGCTTCCAACAGGGATGGTAGCTCGTAGTTTTTCTTTACCAAGAGAGCCGTAAGCTTTGCCTCACCTTCCTTCGAGCCCGCCAACATCTTTACACCAACGAATTTATCAATTGCCGGCAGGATTTCATCTTCAAAGGCTGGGTGCATACGCATTGTCCCCCAATGATCGTGTGGGATATTGCTTGTTGATAGCAAGTGATTCTGTGCCGTATGAATCAACTGCAACTTCCACTCTTCGAACTGTGCAGCCTCGTGTGCTTGAGAATCCGATAGATGGGCATACTTTCGAAATGGTTGCAACTTGTCCTGACATTGACGAATGAACGCTAGTTCGGCGACAGCTGCGTCATAATTCTTCTGCGTTGTCCCTGCCAATGCGCGTAGCTCTTCGATATCCGCCAGAGCATCCATGTAATCGGGATCCTCCTTGTTAGCTTCTGCGATCTCACCTGTTTGAGGATCAATGAAGGAGGCCATGAGATGCTCAGCCCGTTTGATCTTAGCCTGATCTCTCAAACTGTAGGCCTTGAATGACTTAAGTGCATTCGAACGATCCTCTGCAAGATCACACAAGATCGAGTAGGCGGCATCCGCGGTCTGGCACGCGCCCGCAATGAAATAAGCAATCTGAAAATCATGGTTGAGTCGGTTGGTTTTGTAATGCATGATATCTCTCTTATTGGTTAATGTTAAATTAAATCAGGTCCACCCAGGATTCGAAGATGTACCAGCGAGCCAGTAATTAGCTGTGGTCAAACTAGTGCCGGCGGCGACCGCGTTGTTACTGAAAGTGTAGACATCCGTTACAGAACTTCGTGTCGGTGTATTATTGGTGGCTCCACCAGTGAACACTCCGATCACTGGATTACTACCTGATGCCAACTGTTCTCGAGCTACGGTAAGACTTGTCCCAGATACTGAAGTATTGCCCGAGTACGTATAGACTGAACTTGATGATATCGGTCCCATGCCTCCGGCGAATACTGCTTTCGCCGAAGTACCACACGCCGCTGGGTATTCTGCAGCTGTAGTTAGATTTGTGCCCGAGACATCTGAGTTGGTAGAGTACGTATAGATGTCTGTGACGTTGGTTATAGATCCCGTAAAGCCAGCACCGAAAAGTCCTATGGTAGTATTTCCTGCTGCAGCAAGAGCGTAGCGTGCGGTTTGTAAACTTCCTCCGGATGCGACAGTATTACCAGAGTATGTATAGACAACGGATGCAGTTGAAAATCCTGGAGTACCACCTGCGAATACAGCCACGCTAGTATTTCCAGCTGCGCCACTAGCGTAGTTGGCATTACTTAGTTGGGTTCCAGCCGATACTGTGTTAGTGCCATAAACGTAAAGATCGGTATATTGGATCTGCCCACCGTTGTATCCGTTGCCAATTATACCTTGGGTAGCGTTTCCTGTTGCATTGACTGCATAACGCGCTTGACCAAGGTTTGTTCCTGAAGCCAACGTGTTGTTAGGGTAAGAATATTGAACCGTGGTGGCGATTACTGCTGCCGAGGTGTTGCCTCCGGCAAATAACGCGTACCCGGTGTTCGAAGGTGGCGGTGCACTATGGGATGCTGCGGCAAGGAGAAGAAATAAACTCATAGTTAAGTACCCGAAAAGAGGTCACCCTTCGGGTGACCTCTACTGATTAGGTGGCCATCGCTAGGCCGAGTGTGAATATCATGTAAACGGCGCTGATTGCATCGTATTTGACGCCAATCATGTCAATACCCGAAGCTGATAACGTGGGCGCAGTTCCACCCGAGTACAATGAACCTGTGGGCCATGTAATATTTGTCCCACCATTTGTTATACGAAGATATACTACCTGCCCAGTACTCGTCCCCAAAGTATTCGTGAATGCAATCGTAGTAGCCGCGGACACGGTGAATGCAAATTCTGAGTACAACCCTAAATCGAGTGTTAACGTTCCAGAAGTCGAACCGATATTGTCTATCGCATAACTTTGTGAAGTAGTTTGCAATCTGCGGGTCAACGCTGCGGGTTGAACTGCAATGACACCAACAGTATTGGATATGACAGAAGTCGCAACTGTTTCCGTAGCCAACACTACAGACTGCGGAAGCACCAAGCCTGCGCCACTTCCGTTCGTCAAAGTAACTGTGAAAGCGTTAGTACTAGTATTCGTCGTCGTGTTATAAACCGTCCAGGACCCGACTGTAGGAACTGTAACTACCACACTCGCCGTCAAGGTACCTGTGAAAATTATAACTGGTACCGAATACTGGGTAGCTGTGAGTGTAACATTTGATCCCGTCAAAGCTACCGAAGAAGAGCCCTGATCCGCATTGTAGACAAAAGCTGTTGTCGCCAACTGAGTTGTATCTGTACCTGTTGATGCCGTAGGCGCTGTTGGAGTTCCCGTAAATGCAGGCGACGCCAGAGGTGCATAAGTTCCCGTAGTTGCAGCTTGAACAAAAGCAGTGGTTGCAAGCTGGGTCGTGTTCGTACCCGTAGTTGCCGTAGGAGCCGTAGGAACACCGGTCAACGCCGGATTAGCTAAGGGCGCGAATGAGGTCGCAACGAATGCCGTTGTTGCCACTTGAGTTGTGCTCGTTCCAGCCGTTGCCGTAGGTGCTGCTGGTACTCCGGTGAATGTCGGAGAAGCCAGTGTTGCGATCCCGGTTACTGCGCCTGTGCTTCCATTCACTGAAGAAACACCAGTGATGATAGGATTCACAGGAAGCACACCAGCAGATCCATCCGAGATATAAGGCGATGTTGCGGTTCCCGACTGCGGCACCACGGCGGTCGCACCCGTACCATTCGACAACGTGACCGAGAACGCTCCACTTGTTGCGTTGTAGAAGATCCACTGACCCGAAGTCGGCACCGTTACGGTGACGTTTGCGGTCAGAGTGCCTGTGAAGATAATAACCGGTACCGAATATTGGGCCGCGGACAGCGTAACGTTTGCTGCGGCCAATGCAACCGTTGCAGATCCTTGTGTCGCCCTGTACACATAAGAGTCTGTCGCAATCTGCACCGAGTTGTCACCCGCTGCAGCAGTTGGAGCTTGTGGTGTCCCCGTAAATACAGGTGAAGCCACAAGAGCACCGCCGGCGCCGCTAATGTCTGTGTTCGTCAGCGTCACCGTTCCCGAACGTGTGTTGAACGTATTGACAACAGTTGAGCCACCGCCTGCTATGGTAACCATACCTGCTGTCGAATTCGCCACCACCGGCAACGTGTTTTCCGTTGCTTGCGGGATCACAAGATTCTGCCCAGCGCCATTACCCAATGTTACAGTGAATGCTCCGGTGCAAAGGTTAAGAACTTCCCATGCACCAGAGCCTGGCATCGTAATAATGATGTTAGCTGTTAAAGTTCCTGTAAATTCCAAAATCTCCGCACTGTACTGGGCTGCCGTCAATACTAGTGTGGTTGCTCCGCCAGTTAAACTGATTACCGCTGTGCCTTGAGTCGCCGCATAGACGTACGCCGTGGTTGCTACGTCTGTGTTATTGACACCTATTGTCGGCGTCGGAGCAACCACGGTTCCCGTGAACGTCGGACTAGCCGCCGGTGCTCCACCCACTCCTGTTACGTCTGCCAACGTCAGTACCACAGAGCCCGTCCTACCGAATACCGAAACAACGTTTGCCGATAGTACACCAGTTCCGGAAATCGTGACGCCCGTACCTTGCGAAACGATACCTGCCGTTGAACCTGTTGCTGCGGAAACTGCAATGTCGCCCGAAGAGTTAACCGTTAGCCCGGAACCATTCGGAACAATCACACCACCGAGCGTTGTTGACGTGGCTGGCGTTAAGGTGAACGCAGAGATGTTTGAGTTGACGATACCCAGAGTGCCCAGAGATATGACGCTCGAGCTTTCGTTATCGAGAGCCACATAAGTAGCACCACTTCCGTTACTCAACGTTACATTAAACGTCCCGCCGGATGACGTAGTGTTATTGTAGAACGACCAGATACCACTCGTCGGCAACGTCAAAGTCAGATTGGCAGTAAGACTTCCCGTCAACTCAATAACAGTTGTACCATATTGCGATGCTGGAACGGTATAAGGTGAAGTCAACCCACTGACGTTAATCGTAGTCGTATTTAACATCGCGTTGCTAACGAACGCCGTCGAAGCTGCAGCCGTGGAGCTCGTACCTTCCGCAGCTGTCGGAACCGTAATCGAACCACCAGTGAAACTATTTGCTGCCGTCCACGTATTAGCCGAAGCAACAAGGGCACCACCCGCCCCAGTTATATCCCCACTCACCAGAGTAACCGCACCCGAGCGAGTATTGAACGAAGTAACAACACCCGTTCCCAAACCTAACACATCTTGAACGTAAGCAGTCGTCGCTATGTTTGTTGAGTTATCCGTAGGCGATTGCGTAACTGCGGTGCCCGTCGAAGGAATAACACCCAACGTAAGATTACTCAACACCTGAATCGAAGTGCCCTGAGCCAGCACGTAGGTAGCGGTACCTCCATTGCCCAACGTCAGAGTAAATGAAGTTGAACCTGTAGTGGAGTTGTGGAATGTCCATTGCCCTGTGATAGGAATCGTTACCGCGATACTAGCAGTTAACGCCCCTGTGAAATAAATAACAGGGAAACTTAGTTCTGCGGTCGTCAAATTCAATGAGCTAGATCCACCAGCAAGACTAACGGTCGTCGATCCAGTCAGCGTCGTTCCCACGACGAATGCAGTTGTCGCCAACTGAGTGGTTGAAGTTCCATTGGCCGCTGTCGGAGCTGTTGGAGTTCCCGTAAATGCAGGCGACGCCAACAGCGCACCACCAACTCCCGTAACGTCTGAAGCTTGCAGTGTTACAACGCCGACCCGCGTGTTGAATGAGTTGACGACATTCGATCCACTACCTAGCAATGTATGGACGAACGAAGTAGTAGCCAGGTTGTTCGAGTTATCCAAAGACGCTGTGGTAATACCCGAGGTGATGGCAGGTAAAACTCCAAGGTTTGTATCGCTAAACAGGTGGACCGAGGATCCTTCTTGAAGGACAAATGTTGCTCCCGAAGTCACGCCGTTCGACAATGTAAGAGTAAAGCTTCCTGCATTAGTCGTTTCGTTGTAGAAGATCCATTGACCCGGGAACGGCAGGGTAACGATAACATTTGCCGTCAGGTTACCAACGAAAATCACCGTATTGTAGTTAGCGTTCGTGCCCAGAGAGATATTCGAGGAACTAACGGTGACGCTTATAGAAGCCGCCAGCGTATTTTGTACAAATCCCGTCGTTGCCAACTGCGTCGTATCGGTGCCCACCGAAGCTGTAGGAGCAGTTGGAGTTCCCGTGAATGCTGGAGAGGCTAGAGGAGCGGCGCCAGATATATCCGTTACCGACAATGTGACTGCACCCGTTCTCCCCGCTACAGTTGTGACATTGGCCGAAAGTAAACCACTCGTTTGAACAGTTAATCCCGAACCAATGATTACCCCACCAAGAGTTGTCGTCGTTGCGGGTTGAACACCACCAGACGCAACCGCTGTAGTAACGAATGCTGTCGTCGCTATCTGAGTTGTATTCGTTCCCGGTGACGCCGTTGGTGCAACAGGAACACCAGTGAATGACGGAGAGGCAAGAGGAGCTCCACCAGCGCCCGTGACGTCTGCAAGTGTTAAAGTGACCACGCCTATCCGGGTGTTGAACGAGGTGACTGCTCCGCTGGACAGCGAGGCTTGAACAAAAGCTGTTGTCGCTATCTTTGTGGTGTTGTCACCCGTCGACGGTGTAGTCGAGGTCGGTACTCCCGTGAATGCAGGAGAATTCAGAAGTGCACCACCAGCTCCAGTAATATCCGTGCTGTTGAGCGTGACTGCCCCATTCCGACCGTTAAAGGTCGTAACTCCCGCATTCGTCGTAATCGCAGCTTGAACAAATGCGGTTGTTGCCAACTGAGTTGTATTCGTCCCAGCAGTAGCTGTTGGTGCTGTCGGCGTCCCAGTTAGTGCAGGAGAATTCAGAGGCGCATAACTCACCAGGTTATTCTGAACGTACGCCGTGGTGGCCAGGCTCGTATTATTTGTACTAGTCGAAGGCGTCGGGGCGGTGGGTGTTCCCGTAAATGCAGGACTAGCCAGCAAAGCTCCACCGACTCCTGTGACATCGGCAGCCTGAAATACGACTGCGCCGGTGCGAGTATTGAAGGAAGTAACACCCGTAGCCAACGTTGCTATAACTTCCTGAACGTATGCAGTCGAGGCTGCATTGTTCGAATCGTCCGAAGTTGCTACGGTCGGTACAGTAATTGTTCCACCGGTGAAACTATTTGTTCCCGTGTAGTTGTTATTCCCGGAAAGCGTATTGTTGTTCCCCGCTATAACCGCACCAAGATTTACTATGTCAGAGAGTTGCAGGGTGACAGCCCCGATACGACCATTGAACGAAGTGATAACCTGAGTTGGATCAACACTTAGAGTTCCACCGACAGTTATCGCCAAACCGGATCCAGGCTTGACTGCACCATTTGCCGAAGTAGTTGCGGCGGGCAGGTCTCCTCCGACCAATGAACGGAACGTCGGCTGATTTGCAGAGCCCGTTGTCGGCCCAGCCCAAATCAGATTTGCATTCTGACTGTTCAGCGTCGCAGTCAGAGTCCCTGTTGTCGTCACCGGAGAACCAGACACCGTGAAAATCGGAGGCATCGCCAACCCGACTTCCGTAACCGTACCACCCGTTGCACCAGAAGCTGCGATGGTGATGGTCGAACCTGAAGTCGTAACGGTGACGCCTGTACCTTCGGCAATCGTTACTGCACCTGCTGTTGTGTTTATCGAAGTTACGACATCCGTGTCATTGATAGAAAGGTTGCCCGAACCATCAACGACCAATCCACCGGAAGGTGGAACAATTACCCCACCAAGAGTTGTCGTCGTTGCTATGACCAAAGGCGTTGTTGAGATTACGCCATCATCCGTGATAGCTATTCCGGATCCAGCAATTACGCCACCCAAGGTCGAATCAGTAGCAGGAGGCAGGTCATAATCGAGTTGCCCATTACCTTGAACCGACAGCGTAGGACCAACGATGATACCGCCCAACGAACTAGTCGTTGCCGCCGCCAAGGTATAAGGTACTACTGCGAGCGTGCCATCTGATTGAACAGTCAACCCCGAACCAACGATTACCCCACCAAGAGTTGTCGTCGTTGCGGGATTGAGTTGCAGCGCATTAGCACTAAGTGTTCCATCTCCAGCAATCGTCAGGTTCGATCCGACCTTTATACCACCCAATGTCTGCGAACTTGCAATCGGTAAGACGTAGGGCGTCGGCGTATTAATCAGGTCGTCATAGTTGCCTGTCGTCGCTACGGTTGCCAAGCCAGTGATATCTGAAGCCGTGATAACGACTGCCCCTGTCTGACCATTCACCGAAGTAACAGGAGGAGTTATGGATGCTGCAGCAATCGTGATCGTATCAAGACCGACGTCTTGCGTTATCGTGATGTTAGCGCCTGCAGATATCGACTTCAGGAGGGCGATGGTTGTCCCACCCGAACCATCATAGTTCACCAGAGAAGTTCCGGAGCCCGTCGATTGAACTGCGGTTAAATTCCCGCCACCGCCCGTATTATTCGTGGCATTGATCGTTACGCTGTTACCGTCTGTCGCGAAGTTAACATTCGCACCAGCAACAAGTTCTTTGATTTGCGCAACCTGTGTGACTGAGCCATCGTTAGCAACGAGAGTAGTACCTCCAGCCTCTGGTGAAGATTGAACAGCTTGCACGTAGCTCGGAATAGATAGCGCTATATCCGTGCCATTGTCCGTCAACGTGATATCACCGGTGCTAACCAGATTCTTTATCAGGATATTGCCGGTTGTCGCTCCGCTATCGCTTACCAAGGACAGCGAGGTGGAAGAAGTAGTCTCTGCCGGGAGAGCTTGAACAACAACGGCTCCCGTTGACCCACCAGTTTGTCCATTCACGCTGTGGATGATATCGAGAGCCGAAGGACTTTCTGCTACCCATTGACTAATCGAGTTCGAGAAGCGCAGGAGATAACCATCAATCGCCGGACCTTCCGAAATGCTAACGTCCGGAAGATTGCGAAGGTATACATTTACGTTGTGGTTCGAATCAACACCAACGCCGTTCACCGTCCAAACAGCCGAAGCCAGTTCAGGTGCAAGATCCGGAATATCAGTAATCTGCAACTCGACATTGCCAGAAGCATCTGGATCAACGCCATTGACCGAATAGACTCCTGCTGCGACATCAAACGATTGAATGACACCGTAGAAGCCATTCAGAACTGCATCAACTACTGTACCATTGATTGGTAAACCATTGACGAATACCGAGGTCGTTGTCTGAGATCCACCGTAATCCACATCCTCGGTTGAGTTGTAGATGACGGTGATACCCGCGCCATTTATTATAGCTTGCGTGATAGGTTCATATGGGATGGCAAGTTTCCACCCGCCGTTAGAACCGACATAGAGACCGGGCACATACGAACCCAAGCTCGATTGCAGAACAACAACTTCATTTTGCGGGTTAGCGTCGAGAGAGGTAACCCAAGGAACAACGTAAGGCTCTGACTGAGCACCATTGACCAACGTTACTTGATAATAAAAGATCGGGTCCGCCATGGCAGGGTCTCTATAATGTTCTTACTGTTGAAGATTAGGGCCAAACGAGTACAGAGTTGACCTTGTTCAAAACTGGTAGGCGCTGAGGAACGGTCACTGTTGAACCATTTATCACTCGTGTCGCCTGCGTGAATGAATCTGAATCCGCTAAGGCATTCATATGGTTGTCGTCCCAGAACCATCCAGCGGAAAGGAATGCATCCACAGGTTGGGCAACAAGATCGGGATTCAAGACGATTCGATTATCACCATACGCCGCCTGACTGTATGCCGTATAGTTCGACCTGAATGTCAGGTCGAATGCACCGCGTCCACGAAAATTCCAACCATCGCCTGAGGACGTTGGACCATTCCCATCCCGATTTGCGTACACAAGATTCGCTAGCTTCTGCGGATTGTTGATGTAGTTCGGTGCATACGCATAGTTCGTATGTGTTGGATCTAGAGTAAATCTTGAGGGCCACTCTGTTACCAATCTTTCAGGCGTCGTATAGTCTAGATTCTCCGACCAGGATGTATATTGCTGCGTTTCAAAGAACGACTGCGCCACAAAGTAGCGCAAGCGTATTGCTGATTGGTCGATACCGTAACGAGAAGCACACGCATTGATGCCATCTGCTAGTGCTTGGGCATTCGTCAAGTTTGAGTTGAGGCCAAGAATCTGATTTGCTGTAACTTGAAATGACATGATTATTCCTACTTGATCACCACATTGGACAACTCAAAATCAACCGTACCATTCTTTATCGGATTGAACCAATAGATCAGCTTTGCGCCGATCTGATACTCTCCGGGTTTGAGATCAGGTAGTTGAATGTGGTCATCAATCAGTTTGAATTCTGAAGGATCCTTGACGAAGTGATCCGGATATACGTAGATCACCTCGCCTGCTTTATCCTTGATGAAGATTCTGTATAGCGCCTTGTTTGTCTTGGTCTGAACTGTGACAGGGATGGAGATTGAAATCCAACTCCCTGCACTTTCCCACATGTAACCGTTGGAGATGAATTTTTGTTCTGGCGCCTGCTCCACAAACATCACCAATGAACCACCCACTATCGCAGGAATAATGAGGCAAGAGGCCATAGACAGGAGGACGTCGAGGCGAACAAGCAATTTCTTTATCGCAGGATTTAGGGAATTGTGAATGGTTAACACGGTTACTCTCCTTCCTTACTCTTGTCGTCTGGATGAACTACGGGTGTCGTTCGATCATTTTCTAGAGCTTGTTCAATCGGTGCTTCAGCTTTCATGCCCATGCGAACCATATATAGGTTTTCGAGGATACGTAACAATCGCGTTCCCATCAAACCAGATGTGGCAATCATAATGGCAGAGAGCGGACCAACAATGTTCATCCATTCGCATGCCCAGAATGTACAGAGTCCACAAAAGGCAGCGGTCAATAAATCCTTGACGAGCACACCGAATTTAAATCCTTCAGTGTGGTTAACATATCTTACCAGACCACCCAAACAGGCTACGCCTATAGCGGTGGCGTACGTCAACAGCGAATCGGTGAAAGGGTTCTTGTCTGAACTCAGCATAACTGCTCCGTATTTTTAAGCTTGGTCTTCCTAGCGTGTTTCGGCCCTTACGCAGGTTTGCACCTCATTAAATTGATAGAGGGATTCGAAAATTTGATGAGTAAGATGTGGTAAATAGTACCTTAAGGAGGATAGAATGACCACGTTAGCCGGTTACAGAATTACTCCAGCTGCTCAACTGGAGTCTCCTCATCCTCGGGAACTCATGTTATTCATAGAGCACAAAATCAACATGGCACCAGACATAATGGAACGTGAAGATTTCATGAAGGAACTAGATGCAACGCTCAGGAAACAATTCGGTGCACATTTCTCCGCTACTCTGATAGATCCAACTACAGACATGAAATCCGATGACTGGGATGATGTTTCGATCATTCAGGTGGATGCACTTACTCAAAGTACAGGAGTACATTGATGAAAAGCATAATGGGCAAAGGATTTTGGGCTCTCAATTCTTCTTATATCGGGATTGGTCGGGATACTTCTGATCCCTACAGTAAGCCGAAGCCCGAAGTAAAGATACCCTATCGTTATGGTATGAGGTCCGCTGAGAATTCCTCATCTGTGGCTTCGATGGCAAATCGTGTCGCTAAAGATTACATCGTTACAGATCCTCAAGGTGTGGAGCAAAAGATACATAACCTAGCCAGGTTTTGTCGAGAGCACGATCTGGAGGCTGCATATATGCACCAGGTAATGGCGGGTAGGTTGAAACATCATAGAGGATGGAAATGCCGCCGGGTGGAAGATAAAGAAAAGGAACAGGATGGAACGGATATTCGTGAGTGACACCAACTGGTATCTATATCGCGCCATGCTGGTAGCCGGTAAATCATCGAGACCAATAGAGCAGTCATTACCTTACGCCCTGCTATCCATGATCTGTGGCGATGCGCTTGCTGTTGGTGCCAACTATGTCCTGGCAGCGTTTGACGGTCCGAAAGTATTCAGGCACAAGATATACCCGGCGTACAAAGCGAACCGTGAAGGTAGGAATAACGATGGTCGAACTGATGCAGAGAATGCAGAACAGGGAGAATCGGATAAGGATCGCATGTACGCATGCCTACCCTACGTCTTCGAGCTATTCGATAAGATTGGTCTAGCTTACTACGTCCCGAAGATATACGAAGCGGATGATGTTCTGTGTTCCATCGCAAGAAAGTATGGATCAACTTACAGGATTGCTTGTGGCACACAGGACAAGGACGCTTATCAATATTTGTCTGACACTGTTTGGTTATATGACTCGAGCGCCAAGGGGAAGGACGGAAAGAAGAAGCCGAAGTGGATACGTCCCGCGGACGCAGAGAAGATAAAGGGTGTTAAGATAAGTCAGATGATAGCATATCAGACGCTGCTTGGTGACATGGGTGACAACGTTCAACCAATCAAGGGTATGGATAAGCGGGTGGTGAAGAAGATATTGACAGAGTACGGATCGATAACGAGGTGGGGTCGAGCAAACAAGGCAAATGCGAAATTTCTCACCATTCACTCTGAGAGAATTCAGTTGAATCGCAAGTTAGTGACGCTTGTTGACACAGCTATTCCACCGGGTGATCCTAAAGAATGGAAGCTCCTGAAGAAGAAACCAAATGATCGATTTCTCAGCCGGAGCTTCCACGAGCTACATAACCTCTTATGGCCTAAGACCAAGGGTTTATTTTAGTTACACCAGATATGCCACTGACATTCAGCGGAGCCACGAAGAACAAGAGCACCAGTGTTGCCCCAATATGTTGGTGCGTAAATGGTTATGGTAGTTAGGCTGAGTGGAGCAATACCAAAGCTGTAGGCGTTGTTCCCGATGTCTGATGCTAGCCCATTTAAATATGCCGTGGGGATTGCCGTGGGTAATGTGACTACGACACTGTTCACTCCGGATGCCACCGTAGCATTACCCCACATCTCGATCGTGCCATCCGGATTTGTGCGCCATCCAGGATTTGTCAGTGAGTTAGCCGCGACTCCCGTGACAGTTATGGTGCCGCTTGTATTTGTTAACCCGGTGCTGAATGTCGGAGTACTACTAAGGTCCGCATAACTTCCCGAAGTTGCAACTGCAGCGAACCCTGAGATTGAGGATGCCGTGAGAACAACCGCACCCGTTGAACCATTCACCGAGGTGACGGCAGCACTCAGGGTTCCGCCACCAGTCACCACCAAACCAGAACCAACTATCACTCCACCAATAGTCGAAGTAGTAGCAGGAGGAATAGCAGTCGAAGTGGACACAGAGATCCATGTCGACCACGTGTTTGACGATTGAGCATAACGACGGAAGTACAAGCCTGCGTTAGTCGTATATCTCTGAATCAGATCCCCGCCAGTTGCCGTTGTGGTAAACGGCTCAACATCCAACGTCCCACCTGTAGCAGTAGTAGGAGCATTCAGGAAGGTGGAAGCGTTCGCGTCCAGACCGAAGTATAATCCCGTAGTTTGCAGAGTATTGAAATCTGTTGAGGCAGCAATCGCAGTCGGCGCGATAAGACCGATAACGTTCGGTGTCACCACAACATTGCCCGAACCATCTGGTGCTACACTGTTAACCGTCTTGACGGGAGAGAATCCGAGATCGATCGTACCATTCCCTGCAATGCTCAGGTTGCCATCCGGCGAAACAATTACCCCACCAAGAGTTGTCGTCGTAGCGGCAGGCAAAGTGTAAGCTGCAGGTGCTCCGATAAGCGAAGAGTATTCTCCGTTATAGGCGACGGCAGCGAAACCTGTGATATTGGTATTATTCAATACCACAGCACCTGTCAAACCATTTACGGATATAACTGGTTGCCCTGAAGGACCAACGTTAAGGACGCCTGAGTCCGAGATCTCCAAAGTCGTGCCAACTATGATGCCACCCAAAGCAGATGTCGTGGCCACTGGTAAATTCACAATCGTAGTTGATAGTGACTGACGACCAAAGATCGTGATTGAATCTCCAACCACCGGGCTCTGCAGGAGGATAGACCTGAAGTTCAGAGTTGCAGACGAACCCGAGATCACAACCGACTGCACGTAACGACAGATACCGTAGTTAACACCGGAAGAGAATTCGACAACGATCTGCCCGAAGTACTCTGGATTGAATCCGGGTTGATAGTTGCCAAGCGCAATCGTAACTGATTGACTCGTGAATGACGTGATAGGGATAACTGCCTGATTAGCAAATGCATAGGCATCGAAATTCCACAGACTGTTTTGGTCGGTGTAGGCCTGAAACGACGATTGCGCGCTCGATGCTCCACTAATTATGTACTGATTTGGAGTAGCACCATTGGGCGGAGGAAGCTGATCCACCGAGGCCAGGACCGGCACAACCGAGGTTGCTTCCGAAGTCGTAAGAGCCACCCACATAGAATAGCTTGTATTAACTACGGATAGGTATTCATCGATGCGAATCAGATTGCCGGGATCCCCTGTTACTGCAGTCTTCTGAATCAGGGAGTCGCCGGCCGCTAAGGCAAACAGGGTAGATCCAACAAATAACCCAATTTCTCCGAAGGCGAAAGGTCCAATGGTTGCATCGAGGTATGAAGTGTAGCAAACGACATTCGCGTTCACTACTACAGGAGCCGCCGGCACACCAGTATAAACTAGCGATCCATGTATCGCAGTGTCTGAGGCTTGCGGAATATACCCGAAGGCGGAACCAAGTTGAAACGATGTAACTGCCACAGGACCCTGACTCGATTCAACCAAAGCCTGGCCTGCTGTTGTCAAAACTACTTGCATTTTATATCCTTTGATTAGAAGCCGCCCGGGTTGGAAGATGTAGCTGCAAAATCATCTGTAGCTGTGGTAAGACTTGTTCCCGAAGTAACGACATTACCAGAGAAGGTATAGACGTCGGTAACGCTTTGAGTCGTTGTCCCATCCGTGCCTCCACTAAAGAGACCGAAAGTGGGATTAGAAGCTGCCGCAAGATTATACCGAGCAGTACCAAGATTTGTACCACTTACCCTAGCATCACTAGAATACGTTACAACACTAGTAGTAAGCTGAGGGACACTTGTTGAATTTGCGCCACCACCGAAAACTGCAACCGTTCCATTACCACAAGCTGCCAAATTACCTAAAGCTGTACCAAGGGAAGAACCATTGCTGGATGTGTTAGAGGTCAGGTTGTAGACACTTGAAAGTGCAGTCGGTCCGGAAGCTATTTCACCACCAGCAAAAATACCAGTTGTGGCATTCGATGCAGCTGCCAAGGTATAGCTTGCGTTGGTTAGATTTCCTCCAGCACCAACAATGGAACTTGAGTACGTATAGACATAGGTTACAGCAGTTATTGTCGAGCTTGAGCTGCTGGTATTACCTCCACCGAAAACTGCATTAGTTGAGTTTCCGCACGCCGCCAATTCGGCCGTGCCTGTTGTGAGGCTTGTACCCGGAGCTACGGTGTCTCCTGAGTACGTGTACGTATCGCTGACCGTTTCATAAACTCCACCCGCAGTTCGGCCGCCTGCAAAAATCCCTATACTCGTAGTCCCAGCTGCTGCAAGAAATAATCGTGCGGTCCCGAGATTTGTACCCGAAGATAAAGCGTTGGTTGAATAAGTATATTTTTGAGAGGCGTTGGTAACTCCACCACTATTATCCCCGCCAGCGAAGAGGGCGAATCCCGCCTGGGCAATAACAGGTTTACCCCACCACGGATTATAGATAAAAGGCATTACGTTGCCACTCCAAGTAAAGTGAACGTGACGTTCGCCAGCGTCGCATCTGCAGTAGCCGGAGCTAAAACAGTCAGGACCTGTCCGGGTGTTATCGATGCAGTTCCCGTCAAAGTGAACGTCGCTGTGGTTGCCGATGCAGCAAATACCATCGTGCCAATTGTCGAGCTATTGACTTGTATCGTGAATGTTGCACTAGCTGTAGGTGCAACGCCGGCAAAACCTTGAGAGGAACTGAAGTTCGCACTCCACGTAACAGTTCTAACCGAAACCATCTCGAGGACGATCTGCGACGCGGTGTACGTTCCTGCAACGCCACCCGGGATATCGTAGTACTTGACGGCTGCTGCCGCAGTTGCAACTGCAGATGTAACGAATGCCGTCGAAGCTGCGACAGTATTATTCGTTCCGGCAATTGCCGTAGCAACTTCTGTGTTGCCCGCCGTGAAGTTATTCGTTCCTGTCCAGGTGTTACTTGAACCAACAAGAGCACCACCAACGCCTGAGACATCAGTAGACTCTAACACGACCGCGCCTGTTCGGGTATTGAACGATGTCACTCCGCCTGGAGACGTAACGCTTAGGACGCCACTTGTTATCGTCAATCCAGATCCAACGGTTATAGTTCCCGTTGTACTAGTCGTCGCAACCGGCACGCTAATTGTACCAGCAGTTACGCTTATACCCGAACCAACGATTACCCCACCAAGAGTAGACGTCGTAGCATCTGGTAATGTGTAGGTCGAAGCAGAGTTCGTTATCTCAAGGTTGCCATTCGAATCTGTAGACAGGGTGATGCCAGTGCCCGGAACAATCGTCTTCAACTTTATCGCGCCAGTCGTAGAGCCACTGTTGACGATAAGCGTCGTGCCCGAAGCATCATTGTTGTCCGTCGCGGAAACCACGACTGTTCCTGTCTGTCCACTAACAGAAGTCACCAAGCCTGAGGTGTTGAGCGAAAGTGTTCCGCCTCCGGTTACGCTAAGACCTGATCCAACTATAACACCGCCCAACGTTCCCACCGTAGCGGCAGGCAACGTATAAGGAGTAATCGTTACCGCTCCTGTCTCTCCATTCACCGAAGTGACTGGAGTGAAGCCAAGATCGATAACTCCAGTAGATGCGTTGATTGTCAGGTTCCCGTCCGAAGGGGCCTTGACGCCACCAAGCACTGAAGTTGAACCAATCGGCAAGACATATGGGCTCGGCGCACCAATCAACGCCGAGTATTCACCCGAGTATGCAACAGCGGCGAACCCTGAGATATTTGTGTTGTTGAGAACAACAGCTCCTGTCAATCCATTCACGGAAGTGACGGGATAGGGGATATCCGCATAGTCAACACTTAGCAGGCCCGGTGTACTTCCACCAATCTCAACAGTCAGACCCGTGCCGATCTGAACCGTACCCAGAGATGTGTATGTTGCAGGATTAACCACAAAATCTGTGGTTGCGATTTGACGAATGAAAACAGTTGCCAGATCTCCAACGGCAGGCTGTATAAGAATCGCCGTGTCGAAGTTGAATGTCGCGTAGATGCCAGATTCAACAACCGAAGTGACGTAGCGACACGTAGAGAACAGTGCGCCATTGGTGAACTCAAGAATGATCTGACCAATATAGGTCGGAATCATGTTCGACGTCACCTCGGAAGCCAGCACAGTTATCGACATCGTATCCGAAGACACGACCGTGATCTGCGACTCTTGAGCGAACGCGTAAGCATCGAACTGCCACATAGAACTTTGGTCTGTGTACGCAAAGAACGGAGACTGTGAGAATTCCGAATAGCCACTAACGACATAGACATTGGGAATAGCTTGCTGCGATTGTGGTAATAGATCCGGGGAGGCCAGGACCGCGACACGGAAATCATTGTTCGACTGCGCCGTCTGAATCCACATGGAGAAATTCTGGCCGACCACATTAACATAGATGCTAATCGTGATTGCATTACCAGGAGGACTCGTGGTCGAGGAAATCTTCTGAATCAATTCCGACCAGGCGACGAGAGCGAAGAGGACGCCACCCGTGGTGAATAATCCTAGCTCACCGAAATAGAAAGGTCCCAGTTCGTAATCGAGGACGACGCCATACATGACGGTGTTAGCCGATACGGTAACTGGCGTGCTTGGGACCCCGGAAAAGACAACACTACCATGGATATTAGTGTCGGTTGGTGCGGGAACGTAGTTGACCGCAGAGCCAAGTTCAAAGGTTCCTAATGTTATTGGACCAGTACTTGATGCGAGTAAAGCCGCTCCCTGATTTGTGAGCTGGACGCTTACCATGGTCTTCCTCCACTCAGTCTGGTTAAAATGCGTCGTACCTCAATCTTACTATTAAGTGGATACATATCTACTTTTCCTTTAGGGTGTCCTATCGCAAGGACAAAAGTGGCCCCAGTTTCCCTGCACCACTTTATAGCCGAGTGAAATTTTTGGAGGTTTTTGTCTATATCCAAACTAGCTGTGTACGTACTCTTAACTTCAAAAAGAATCCTTTCGCCGCTAGTCATCTCAACTAAAGCATCTGGGTAGTACCTTCTACTTTTGTCTTCGTGTTTATAGTATAGACATGGTAAGTTTTTAGATTTCGTCCATAGTTTTGTTATCTCAGGCTCCAAATATTTGAGTACGAAAGGTTCATATCCCTGAACCCTATGTAGTTTTCCATTTATTCTTATGGATTTTCTTTTGTAACTATTTTTCTGTCTTTCAAATATTTCAGGATCCTGCGTCACCCACTTTACGCCATATCTTGCCTGACAGGTAGCTACACATTTCTGGTACCATTCTGGCGTCTGGGAAAACCAATCCACTTCATATCTTTCCTGAAATGTGGATCTAGTTTTTTCCTTGCAGGTTTCTAACTGAGTGACCCACGAGACTCCATATTTTTGAGTACAAGTTTGTCGAACTTTTTCGTACCAATCTTGTGTCTGTGAAAAATCCCGAACCCCATATCTGTCTTCGATTGTCTTGTGTGCTTTCCTACTTAAGGATGGTGAATCAAAAGTAGAAGATCCACCATAACGTTTACGGTTTGTTTGCTTCCTCTTCTCTATTACTGATTTGTCAAGGGATACATGGATCACACCTCTTATCCTTAGATGACTTTCCTCAATCTTTTGTCGAACTTCAGGAGAACCTGCAGCGCAGCTACGACCACAATACTTGGCTTTAAACCCACCTTGAAAACTTATTTCTGAGTTCGGATTCCGGGTTGTCAACTCTGATCCACACCTGTGACACGTACTACGTCCTGGTTGAAGAAATTTGAATAGTTGTTCCGTACTAAATTTTGCGCCCAGAAATTTAGTAAGCCTGCGATGTAATTTGTAGTCTAGTTTTTCTGAGGTATACCATAAAGGTTTGCCACCAATTCGGTTATCAAGAAACCACTCGTACGTTTCTTGCCGGTTATATTTTCCATCTATGTTAGGTTGAAGCTTCTTTGACACGAGTGATCTCCTTCTGAATACCATGAAATTTGATACCGCAACCAGTAAATATTCCTCAGACTTCATAAGGTGCGTAGCATAGTGATAACGATAAAGCCCCTTTCTCAGCACGGAATTGCTCAGGATTTTCTGCAGACGTACAAGAAAATCCTGAAGGATCAAAAGTTCTATTCAAAGACGACACCAAGTCGCATCCTTTCTCTCCGTCCTTCCCAAATGCCGTTCTGTCCTCTTTCCGTATTCGTCAACCATGCCAAACATGGGATGTATAGGGAAGAGGATTTTTCCATGGCATTCTACACTCGAGTTGGCACCGTCGTGCATGAGGTGATGCAAAATTTCCTCTGCATGTCAGGCAAACTTCTAGCCGACTATCATTGCCGCGAATGTAATAAGTGGCATCGAATGTCTTACAAGACCGAGTGTTGCGGATTCCCCACCCAATATCATGAAGTCGAAATAGATTACAAAGGCATCAAGGGCCATATCGATGCTATCTACAAGGATCGAAATGGTAAGCTGTGGATCGTCGACTTCAAGACGACAAGCCTTGATGGTGCGAAGAAGAAACAGAAAGACCCGGGTGTCGTCTACAAGGAACAGATAGAGACCTATGCAGTTCTCGTTGAGCTCCAATACGGGATAAAGATCGAAGGCTACGCGAACTCATTTGTCATCCGAGATAACCCGATCAAGAATGATCCGCCTATGTGGTGCACTCGCTTGACTCCGCAAATGCGTAAGA